ATTTTAATTGGTAATCTTTTTTAAATATGTATACTATTAAAATAAAAATACTTTATGAATATATAAAGCTAAGATGTATTTACCAAAAGAAATAAATAAAGCCGATGATAAAGCCTGTATAATGACAATCATAAAAACCTTTCTAAAAGCATCAGGAGAAGAAACAAAACAAGAAAAGCCGCAGACTGTTATTGATAATTAATATAAAGATATTACCTATACAAAACATACATATAAAAAGACTAAATTGAAAAATACGATTTGCCTAAGATTAGCATAATTAAATTACATTAAATTACACTATGTCCGTAGAAATTACAACAACGGAAAACAAATTGGGAGCAGGTAGAAATCCTATAACAACAGAACTATTAAAAGAACGCAGAGCATACGTTGGTCTTTTAAAAATGAAAGGTTTTTCTATTTTAGATATAATGAACCAAGTAAACTCAAAAAATTCTGAGAAGCATTGGGGCACTATAGGAAAATATACTGTTAGCAATGATTTAAAACATTATTATGCTAGAGAAAAAAGACTTAGCACAAAAGATTTAAGGGAAGAAGAACAAGCATTATTTAAAAGCCAGTTAGATTTTTATGAAACACAGCGTTCAACTATAATGCAAAAACTATTTAATAATACTTTATTAAAAGCAAAGATAGCACAGGCAGAAACTTCGGAAGATAAAAAACTATTAGGGAAACCTATGAGTGATATGGGGGAAACTATGAACTATGAAACTGTGCTTAAATATAGTGATAAAATAGACGAACTCAGAGGTTGGAAGAAAGGAACATCAGTAAACGTTTTATTTAATAATTCATTTAACGATTCAAATAATTTTTATGAAGGAGCAAGAGAAGGAACAATTAAAGGAGAATCTAAAAATGCTGCATCCAGACTTGCAGGACTTATTAGACAATCATTTTCAGATAATAGAGAAACACAATCGGAAGACGGATTGGTTGAATCTAGCTGATTATCTAGATAGCGAAGGCAAGTGGGATATACCAAAGGTAAGTGTAAAAACTTTTATTGAAGACCCTTTCTTTTTGAATATAGGAAAGGAAACTTACCCTAAGATTAAAGACATCTGTAATGAGATAGTCGAAGGCGAATTTGTCGAAGCAGTAGAGGTTGCTGGTATTGGTTCTGGTAAATCTTTCAGTTCTGAAATAATGTGTTGCTATGCTGCTTATCACTTATTATGTTTACACAAACCTCATAAATACTATCATCTAGCACCTGACAAAGACATCGTGATAATGAATATGGGTATCAATGCAACTCAGGCATTAGAAGTAGTATTTAATGGTATAAAAGGACTAATGGAAGCATCTCCGTTCTTCAAACAATTCAATCCTAAAATTATTTCAGGTAGCATACATTTTGAAAGTAGAAAGATTAAACTACACTCTGGTAATAGTAAATCTACTACACCACTTGGATATAATATCTTTACTGCTGTACTAGATGAGGCTGCTTTCTATTTAGATACTGAAAGCAAATCTGTTGCTGAGGATATTTATACTGGACTACAACGTCGTATCGTTTCTCGTTTCGGTAATGACGGGTTGGTTATGCTTATTTCTTCTCCTAGATATAAAGGAGATTTCATAATGAAGAAGCTAGCAGAGGCTAAGACTATAGAAAGTGTTTATGGTATTCAAATACCTACTTGGAAAGTAAAACCTATGGAGAGATATGTGAAATCAAAAACATTTTTCTTTAATTCTTTATCAAACAAAGTAGTATTAGAAAAACCTGAAAGAGGTTTAATATCACACTTAGCAGATGACGTATTCGACCCTACTCTAGAGTGGTGGGAGATACCAGAAGAGTTTAAAGATAGTTTCTTACAAAATCCAGAGAAGGCAAGAAGGGATTTTGGGGCTGTTCCATCACTGGTTATAGAAGGTTTCTTTCCCGACCCTGCTAGAGTCAATTCAGCATTTGACGATAATAGAAAAGACCCTGCCTTAATAGACGGAAGATATGCTTTTGAGGAAGATGCAACTAGAAACAATCATTACCTACATATCGATTTGGCTTTAAACAGAAAAGGTGGAGATTATGCTGGTTTTGCTATGGCACATTGCGACGGTTTTATAGAAGATAAAGAAACAGGTGAGAGAAGGGTAAAAGTTTTTGTAGACTTAGTAGAGAGAATAGGAGCAGGACCTTCTGGAGAAATTGAATTTGAGGATATAAGAAAAAGAATATATAAATTACAAAAATTGGGTTACAATATTAAATTAGTTACATTTGACCAATACCAATGTCTGAGAAAGGGTACTAAAATACCTGTAATTAAATTTAACAAAAATCAATCCGTTGTTTATAATGACTATATAAATAACAACATTACTATGCGAAAAAATACAAAATTATCATTACTAAAAGGGGAAGACAAAAATATAGAAGATATTAAACCAGGAGAGTATGTTTATTCAATTAATAAACACGGAGATGTAGGTTTTGGAAAAGTTAAAAATGTCTGGTGTTCAGGTAGAAAAAAGATATACAGAGTATATTTGGATAATAATAAATATATCGATTGTTCAGGTAATCATCCTTTTATGTTGCGAGATGGAGTAACTTATAAAAGAGCGGATGAATTAAAAGCTGGAGATAGTCTTATGCCTTTATATAGAAGAAAAGGAATGTCAGATTTACCCGATTATGAAATGGTTTTACACCCAAGAGGCAAGTGGGAGTATACTCATAGAGCAATAATGCGCCAAAAGAAAGAAATACAAAGGGGAAAAATTATTCATCATAAAGATTTTAATAAACTAAATAATGAGCCTATTAATTTAGAAAGTTGCTCCAAAGAGGAACATAATAAGAATCATTCTGCTATAGCAAAAATAAATATAATAAAAGCACGGGAAGCGTTGGCTAGTAACCCTAAAGCTCAAAAAATAAGAAACAATAAATTAATAGCTAATAACAAAAAACGTTACAAAGAAGACCCTATTAAATATAAAAATCAAATAGCAGAGGCAAATAAAATTCGTTGGGAAGACCCTAAAGCACACAAGAAGATGAGTAAATTAATCTCTGAAAGAAATAAAATAAATAAACCACGTTTAGGTTCAAAAACATCTGAAGAAGCAAGAAAAAATTTGTCTATTGCAAATAAAAAGAAATGGGAAAACCCTACTTATGAAGAGAAAATGAAGAATAGAAAAATGAGAGGTAAAGCAAAAAAGAATCATAAGGTTATTAAAGTAGAAATTTTAGGCATAGAAAAGGAAACTTGGGATATTGAAGTTGAAGGAACTCATAATTATGCTACAAGCGCAGGAGTATTTGTTCATAACTCAGTAGACTCTCAACAAATTTTAAAAAGAAAAGGAATTAAGACAGACCAAATTTCAGTAGATAGAACAATAGAACCTTACAACACACTGAAAGAAGTTATTTACACAGATAGAATATCTATTCACCCACAAGATAAACTTAAAGAAGAGTTAAGTCATCTAGAAGTTATCAAAGGTAAAAAAGTAGACCATCCGTCTTTCTCAAGTAAAGATTTAGCAGATGCTCTATGTGGAGCTGTATATAACGTTGTCACTCATACTAATCTAAATGGTATCTCAGTAGAAGCAGCTGGCACAACAGTAAAAACAAAAACAGAAGAGAAAAGAGAATACTATGAGAATTTAGAAAGATTAAATAAAGAAGGTTACTTAACTTAATAAATATGATAGTAAAAGAATTACTTATAGCTTTAAGAACATCAAAAGAATATACAGCTTTTGGTATGTGGGGGTTCTTCGGTTTAGGTGTAATAATAACTTGTAAAATTACATTCAATTTATTACCTATTATTGGACTTACTTTAGTAGTAGCATCTTTTATAAATCACACTATAAATATTTTTAAAAAATAAAATATGAAAAAATTAAAATATACAAAAACAATAATCATACTAGACATTATACTAATAATAATTGAAATAGCATTTGTCTATTATGTTTATAATTTTATTCTTAAATACTAAATATGAAAAAGAAAAAAATAATTGCTGTATCTGGAGGCTTCGACCCTGTTCATATAGGGCACCTAAGAATGTTTCAGGAAGCAAAAAAATTAGGGGATGAGTTAGTAGTAATAATAAACTCTAATAGATGGTTAGAAAGAAAGAAAGGAAAATTCTTTATGACTGAAAAGGATAGAGAAGAGATTATCAATGGTTTTAGTTGTGTCGATAAAACTTTTATTGCCCATTCAGATAAAGATGATGTGGTGGATGCTTTAAGTTTCATTCAGCCTGATGTCTTTGCTAATGGTGGGGATAGAAAAGATACTAATGATATTCCTGAATATGAATATTGTAATAAAAATAATATTAAAATGGTTTTTAATGTAGGTGGCATAAAAATTAGGTCTTCCTCAAATTTGCCAAAAGAATATTGTGATATAGATAGAGATTATGCTATTTTAAAAGTCCCTACTTTCATTAAACCTTTTAAAAATCCACTGACTACAGAGCTTACAATAGACAAAGACATACTAGATGTTATAGAATACTTATGGGATAATAAAATAATAACTTTAGGTTCTTGTAGTGGTCACTTAAAAACAAACCCAAGTATTATTATTCACGAGAAATATAACAGCAAAGAGATAACTAGAATATCAAAACTTATTCAGACTGTAGACCCTAATAGAGATTGGAGTATATTGCAATGGCAGGATACAAACCTAATTGAATATATATGCGAAAGAAAAAAATAATCATAATAACTTACGGAACATTTGATTTAATTCACCACGGGCATATAAGAATATTTAAAAAAGCAAAAGCTCTTGGAGATTATTTAATCGTAGGTTTATCCACAGATAACTTTAACAAAATAAAAGGAAAGGAATCTATTTTAAATTATTTACAAAGAAAAGAAATCTTAGAGTCAATAAAATATATAGACAAAGTTATACCTGAAAGAAACTGGAACCAAAAAATAAATGATATTAAAAAATATAAAGTAGATGTTTTCACTATGGGTGGGGACTGGAGAGATAAATTTAATTTTCTAAAAAAATATTGTGAGGTAAAATATTTACCAAGAACAAAAAACATTTCGACTTCATTATTAAAAAAGATTTATGGACAATCAAAAAAGAGATTGGGAAAGACTTAACCCTTACTACGACAAAGTTATCAAAAGACAAATATGCCAAAAGAATGGGGGAAACGTAGCAAAGACAAAAAAAATTATTCCCAAGAAAGTAAAAACTATTTTAGATGTAGGAGCAGGCAGGCACGAAGAAGACGAGAGATTCGTTGCTGATGTAGACTTAGGAACAAATATGGAAGACTTTCATTGGTTAAAATATAAAGACAATAGTTTTGATTTAATATTTTCTCATCATACTTTAGAACATTCTCCTATGCCTTTCTTTGCTTTAAATGAATGGAAAAGAGTAACAAAAGAATACTTATTAATTACGGTTCCTGAATTAAGTGACGATGAAGAGTGGAATAAATACTTGGCACATTATAGAGGTCACTTTTCAGTATTTACTAAAGACGCTTGGAGAAACTTATTTAAGGTAGCTGGTCTAACTATTGTTAGAGAAATATCGGCAGACTGGTGGATGCACTTCGGTATACCAAAACCTCAAACAGTATTTTTACTTACTAAGAAGCCTAAACTTATTACAGAAGAAGATAAGATAGGAACAGAAATAAAATAATTTTATGCGTTGCAATCAAAACACAATTAAATGCCCAAGAACATCTCGTAGTATTATTCCTGAGTGTTGTAAAGAAAATCTATTTCAAATCCTAATGGATTGTACCAAAGTTTTAGAAGATAATGGTATAAAGTATTGGCTAGACTATGGAACACTGTTAGGTGCGATTAGGACGGCTTCTATCATACCCCACGATGTAGATATGGACATAAGTTCTTTAATGGAAAATAGAGATAAGATAATAGAGGTTCTAGAACCGATGTGTAAAGAGAAAGGATATAAATTTGGAAAGAATTGTTTTAATGGTGAAGGTATGCAAATACGTTTCAGCAAAACAAATAAATTACACTTAGATATTTTCCTGTGGACAAAAAAAGATAAATATTTAATAAGAGAAAAGTTTATAGGTATGGATAGTCCTACTGGGACAGATGCTAAAAAAGGAAAAAACTTTTTTGAAAAAAGAGTTCATAAAGTAAAAAAAATAAAATTTGGCGATAAAAAATACTTCGCACCAAGCAAACCTGAAGCGTTTTGTGAGATGCGTTATGGTAAAACTTGGAGGACTCCTATGACTATACCTGATTGGAATAGACTTGATGCTAAAACTAACTTAACTGTTATTGACTAAAAGTTAGAAAAGTGCTATAGTGGATTTAATAATTAACTTCTTATAATATGTACGGAACAATAGCTGTCATTTTACTGGTAAGTGGATATGTCTTATTTGCTTGCAAAATGAACAAAATGTTTCTGTTAGTAAATTGTATAGCAAGTGTCTTTTTTATAAAGCACGGATTAATCTTACACGATAATCCAATTATAATAGCAAATAGCTTAATAGCTATAATTTTAGGTTACTCATTTTTAAAATAATCTTAATATTAATCTATGGATTTAACAAAACCTTTTAGAAAGGCTGCTGGAGGTCTTTCAAACACACTAGGTAAATTAGCTTTCAGCAAAGCAGAAAAAGATAGTAAATTTGAAGCAGTATCTTATGTTCCTCAAGGAGGAGCAACTTATTCAGGTTTAGCTTCTGTTGCAGGAAAAGATTTTACTTTAGCAAAACCATCTAGGGTTACTTTTGCAATGCTTAGACAAATTTCTAAAGTAGATGCTTTAACTAGAATTTGTATTACTGCAATTAAGAAATCAGTTAGTCAAAGTAAATGGAGAATTGTGCCAGAAGAAGGTGCAGAATTAACTCCTGAATTGAAAAAAAGAATAGATATTTTTACTACTCTATTTAGAACTCAAAATGATAACAACGAAAATATGCGTTTGTTATTAGACAGAACTTTAGAAGATTTATTAGCTTTAGATGCAGCTGTAATTGAAAAAGTTTATGACCCTGAAGGAAACTTAGTTGGTTTAAATTCTGTTGATGGGGCAACTATAAGACCTGTTTATAATATTTATGGAAACTTAGGTGACCCTGCTTACAAACAATATATTAATAATGACGTTGTTGCTAATTTTCAAAAAGACGAATTATTATATATAATGCAAAATCCTCAAAATGACGTATACAATTTTGGTTATGGACTTTCACCTATTGAAAGTATTTTATTAATGGTACAAGCATCACTACAAGCCGACTTACATAATGCTAAAGCCTTTAGTGAAGATAATATACCTCCTGGAATTTTAGACTTAGGTGATATTTCTGAAACAGAAGTGTCTAAATTTAAAGCGGTATGGGATGCAACTGTATTAAAAAATACTCACAAATTAAAAATGGTAGGAAGTCCTGAAGGTATTAAGTATATCCCTTTTCAGAATAATAATAAGGATATGCAATATGTAGAATATACTGATTGGCTATCACGTATGAAGTTAGCAGCATTTGGATTATCTTCTATTGATGCAAACATACTACAAGATGTAAATCGTTCTACTGCAGAATCTCAAGAAGCAATATCAAACTCAAGAGGTGTTCGTAGTATTAAATGCTTATTTGAAGAGTTTTTCACAAGAGAAATTTTAAACTCAGGTGAAGAATCATATTTAAAATTTATTTTCGAGGAAGCTGTTAGTTTGGAAGACAAAAAGAAACAAGCAGAGATTGATAAAATTAATATTGAATCTGGTGTAATTACTCCTGATGAAATTAGAGATAGAGAAGGTTTAGATGTTTTAGAAGTTTCAAGTGAAGAAGATACGCCAGAAAAAAGTTATTTAAATAAAAATAAAAAATATTATCCACCTGTATATTAATTATGAAAAGAAATTTAACTTTAGACAATTTATTAAAATTACCTAGAGCAAAAAGTTTCCGTAAATTAATGGAAGTATCTTTAATGGAGCAATGGGAAGATTATGTTTATGCTAGTCAGACAAATTTATTGTTTTCTATTTATCAAGGTTACCAAGCAAAACCTAAACAAAAAAGAACAAAAAAATCTTTTAATAAAGCTGAGGAAGAAGAGGAGGAAGAATATATTGCAGAAGAAAGAGCAAGAGAGTTACCAAAGATTGCTCCATCGGCTTTAACTGCTGGAGTAGCGAGTGCTTTTGCACCTATACTATTTTCATTAGGTTCTCAAACTGCATTAAAAGAAAAAGTAAATTCTTACACTACTTATGCTGGTAATAAAGGTGGACAAAGTATAATTAATATAATTGAAAATATTCCTAAACCTATTAAGTTTAGATTATCAAATAAACATTATAAATCTTTTATTTCAAGCAGAGTAGATGGCTTAATAAAAACTTTAGATAAAACTACAAAAAAACAATTTAAAAATACACTATCAAAAGCGTTAGGAAAAAACTTTACTAAAACAGAATTAAGACAATCATTATTAAAAACAGGGAAAGGATTAAGTAAGGCAAGAGCAGCTGTTATATCAAGAACTGAAAGTCTAGCAGCCTTTGAATATATGAAATTTGAAACAGCAAAAAAGAATGGAATAAGAACAAGAATTTGGTCTGCTCGTGGTTCTCATACTTGCCCAATGTGTGAGGAACTAGACGGAATAGAAAGAGGACCAAAAGAAAAATTTGTTTCAGGTGATGATAGTGTTTATTTTCCTCCTATTCACCCTAATTGTGAGTGTGAAATAGATTATGGTGCAGAAATAAAAAATAATTTATGTTCAAAATATATTGCTAGTGAAAGTACAGGTGTTACAAAAAAATCTTTAGATTGGAAAGTAGATAAAGAATCTGCTGAAGGTAACTCTTGTGTCAATCCAAATAATGTATGGGCTGGTGGGGAAAGTAATGTAGGAGAAGATAAAAGAGTAGGATACTATGCAAATGAAATGGCTGACGCTAAAAATGATGCTGAAAGATTAAAAATTTTAAACTTTGCAAAAGGAGAACTAAGTCCTGAAGGTTTAACTCAATTAGATTTAATAAATAAAGGTAAACTAGAAATACCAAAATTTTCTATAAAAAGTGATAAAGAAATTCTAGCATTATCTTTTAAAGAAAAGTTAGCTCTTGATATAGACGATGCTATAATGAATCAATATGATGAGCTTTCCGATTCTTACATATTTCATCAGGGTAGAGCTAATTCTTTTTTTGCAGAGTACAAAGTTAAATATGGTTTAAAAGATTCAATGGAAAAGCTCAGAGTAGTGCTAAAAGATTATACAGATAACTGGAACAACATATCATACAGTAAAATTTTAAAAACTGTATAAGAAGTTCCCAAAGAGTATTACTTTTTGAAAGAGTATACAAGAAAAATGTATGTAGAAAAAGTAAGATTAGCAAGAGTTCCTATAAGAATATACAGAGGAATACCTTTAGACCAAAGTACAAATTATAAAGGTAAATTAACCAGTTGGACAACAGATAAAAATATTGCAAAAAAGTTTGCTAAACAATACGATGGAAAAGTAGTTTCTAAATTACTAAAGCCTAAAGATATAGCTTTTGACCCAGATTTTATAGGTGCAGGTAGCTATTCAGAAGATGAATTAATAATGTTTGAAAAATAAATAAAAAAATAGAATTTTATTCATAAAAAATAACTTAATATTATGGAAGAACGTCGATGTTATAACTGCAAAAGATTGCTCTATAAATCAGAGGGCAAATTGGAGTCAGAAGTAATCTGTCCTGGATGTAGAAGGATAAATTATTTTGGGCAGGACAACCCCGACATCGGTTTAAGAGGAAGAGCTTTTCAGACAAAAGCAGTAGACCATTATTGTCCAAAATGCAATAGACTTATGATGAGAACTATTGGTTACGGAATAGTAGAAGTAGTCTGCCTACGCTGTGGTGGTAAACCCACACTCTTTGATACAAAAAAAATGAGGACAACAGGAGAAACCTCAACAAAACTTAGAGCCGATTTGACAAGATAATCAAAATGTGCCATACTAAGTATGTACCTTACAAAAAGCCTATCATTAGGCTCCTGAAACAACAAATTGGGGTAGTGAACAACCCTGAGAACTCAAAAGAGTCCGAAACAAAGTTTAACAGTGGAACAAAATCCATTGTAATTCTAACTTCGGGCTCTTTTAATTATAAAGACACCGCTTTATTGCGACTTAGGATGCTCAAAACTAAGCCCTAACAAGAGTTTTCTTTATAAATATATAATTATTCATTTAATCATAGTTATCTATGTTTAAAATTACAGTTCCAATTACGAAGGCTAAGAGAAATGCCAGTGGTAATTTATCTGTAACTGGAGTAGCATCTGGTCCTTTAATCGACAAGGACTTTGAAAGATTCTCACCTTCAGCTATTACTAAAATGGCTGAGAGTGTAAATACTCTAAATTTACCAATACGTTTAGAACACGAAAATAAAATCTACACGGACGTTGGCGCTTGGAAGAGTGCATCAATGGACGAAAACAATCAGCTTATGGTTGAGGGTGAAGTAGATTTAGAACTTTCTTTAGGGAAAGATGTGGAAGTGTTATTAAAACGTGATACACCTATAGCTCTATCAGTAGGTGGCAGGGTAAAAGATGTTGCGTTTGAGTTTTCAAAAGAATTAGGTAGAAATATTAAAATATATAAAGACATAATTCTAGATGAAATCTCAATCGTAAAAAATCCAGCTTACGATGATGCTACATTATCTCTAGCAAAATCAGTGGACTGGGATAAGTTAAATTCTAAAAGTAAAGATAAGGAAATTCCTTATTCAACTGAAGGAAAAAGACTTATTAAGCAATATCGTTCTATGACAAAAATATCGCAAGATAAATTTAAAGAGGTTACCAACGATTCCACTATAAAAGCATCATCTTGGGGTGAGCTACTTGATTTAACAGTAAACAATATCACAAAATATTATGATGACATCTCTGAAGAAGATGTTTCAGTATATGCTATGGATATGAATACTATTATTCAAATAGCTAAGTTCCTAGATGAGGTAGAAATACCTACTGAGATGCAAAGACCAGCGGATTTAGACGATTATGAATTTGTGGAAAAACTTCCTGAAGAAGCCTATATTATAATGGCTAACAGGAGAAAAGTTTTACCGCATCATAATATGGACTTATCCGTTAATAAAGAATTTTTAGCTTATACTTTAAAATCTTTATTCGATGGAAAAGGTTACTGGTCACCGAAAGATTATACAATTTCTATTAATCATTTGTATTATCATTTAAAAGAATTGTCAATGCTAAAATCTTCTAAAGAAAAGACAACTAAATTTTCAGAAGAAGAATTATCATTAATGAAACAAGCAACTGACTTCTATAATAAAGTAGAAGGTATCGAAAGACCAAGAGTTGAAGACAAAGAATTAAGTGACGCTATAATCGAAAAAATGGCTAAAGCCTATAATCTAATTAATTCAAGTAATTCCAAAAAATCTATGATGGATGCTAAAAAAACTTCAACAGATGTAAAAAAAGAAGAAACACCTGTAGAAGAAACTAAAGTGGAAGAAACTAAAGTTGAAGAAACTAAAGTTGAAGACACTAAAGTTGAAACACCAGCTGTAGAAGAAGCTGTGGAAGAAGCTAAAACAGAAGAAGCAGAAGTGGTAACACCAGAAGCTCCTAAAACTGAAGAAGCTCCTAAAGCAGAAGAAACTAAAGTTGAAGAACCTAAAACAGAAGTTGTTGAAACTCCTGAGGTTGAAGACAAAAAAATTGAGGAACCTAAAGTAGAAGACGAAAAAACTGAAGAAGTAAAAGTTGAAGATGAAAAAACAGGCGACGCTGTTATTATGACTGCTGAAGAAAAAGCAGCATACGAAGAATATAAAACAAACAAAGAAAAAGCTACTGAGGAAACAGCTACCGAAGTTGTAGAAACTCCTGCTGTAGAAGAAACACAAAAGTCTGCTGGAATGGTAGATTTTAGTAAAGCTATTGCTGATGTAAAAGGTATTGTATCTGAGCTAACAAAAACAGTTACAGAACTTGCTACTTCACAAAAAACTTTAAGCGAAACTCAAGTAGCATCTGCTACAAGTGTTTCAGAAGTTGCTAAGTCATTAGAAAAAATTAATGAATATGTAACTACAAGAAAATCTGTAGCTTCTTATAGCGTATTAGAAAAAACTTTTCAAAATGCACACGATAAAAAAGAAACAAGCGCAGTTGCTCTAGCTGAAAAATATATGGATGAGGACAAATCTAACTTTGCTGAAGCCTATGAAAAAGCTAAAACAGAATTATCTAGCTAAGTAATTAGTTAGTCGTTTAATTTATTTACTTATAATCATTTAAAATATGATAGACCTTAAAAAAACACTAGATGCTGTCGAAAAAACAGTTTCTACACCTACATACGTTGCTGGTCCTATCCTTGTGAGAGAAAATCTTTCAGGTATTATCACAAAACTTGTAAACAAAGATACAAACATACGTGACCGTTTACCTCGTAAAACAGGTAGTGGTTTAGCTGCTTCTTGGAATGTACTTACAGCTATCGGAGAAGGAAATTCTCCATTTGCTGAAGGTGGTACACCAACAGAAGACGATGCTACTTATGTTCGTAGAAGTGCTGTATATAAAGAATTAGGTAAAACTAAATCTATTACAGACAAAATGTTAGCTGCAGGGCAAACTTTTGCTAGTCAAGAAGCTGCTCAAACAGAAAATGGAATGTACGAAGTTATCCAAGATGAAGAAAATTATATCATCACTGGAAGCGCTAGTACATCAGCATTACAATTTGATGGTATTGATACTCTTATCACTACTAATATAACTAATGACGCTAATAATGCATTAGGATTCAGAACAGAATTGTTAGAAAAAGAGATTTCAAATATCGTAAGTACTTATGGTGTTAGACCAACTGCTATTTACGTTTCTTATGGAATGAAAAAAGCTATTAATGAATCATTAGCTGGAGATGTTAGAGTAAACCTAGATGCTTCAAATGAAGTTGGTACTGGTGTAGACGTTAATTTCTTCCAATCAATGGTTGGTAAACTTCCAATTATAGCAACATTCGGTATCACAGATGATACAACAACTTATTCAGGAAGCACTGTTTCTGATATTTACGTTGTAACTGAAAAAACTCGTGGTGAAGATGTACTTTATATGGAAGATTTATATCCACTTGGTAAATCAATGCTAGATAGAACTGGAGCTGCTATCAAATTTATGATAACAGAATGTACAGTATTAGTTTGTAGAGCTGAAGAGTTCCAAGCTAAAATTTCTAATGTTAGAATTGCTTAGTATTTAGACCCTTTAATTTTGTAGGGAGAACTAATAACTCTCCCTAGAAAATATTTATTTAATAATAATTCATTATTTATGTTTCTACGCAGATTATCACAAACTCTGGGGCAAATCAAAAAAGGTTATGCCGTAGACACTTATCAAGGTGGGTTTCCTGTTACTGATTTTGCAGTATTACCTGCATTCTCAGTAAGCGATGTTTTAGCTTCTTCTGTACTTGGTACAACAGCTACAACAATTACTTCAGGATTCACAGACCCATCTAATTATCAATGTTTAGTAGTTTCTGGAAATCAATCTTCAGTTTATGCTAATGTAGCTATCAAAGGTACAGCATATAACGGAGAAGTATTTACTGAAACAGTTTTAGTTAGTGGAGTTACTCCAACTATTACTAATTTACCTTTTAAATCTATTTTATCTATTGGTCTTCCTGCTCTAGCAGCAGCATCAGACGCTATAGTTATAGGTGGAGCTCAAAGATTTGGTACAAGAAGACCTTTAAAGTCTACTCTATCAAATGATTTAGTTTTCGAATTAGGTAATATAGATGCTAGCAGTGGTACTGAAAGTGTCACTTGGACTTTATATAATACTTTTTCTGGGGCAGACGCAGCTACTAATGCTGATTTGCATCTTAGTACTACTTACGGTACTTACGGATTAGCAGACCCTTATGCTGACCCTACTGCAGACAAAGATATATTTAAATTCACTTATCTTACAGAATATTTCTAAAGATATTTCTACCCACTTAAAATGTATTTTAGGTGGGTGTCCTATATTTTTAGTCTTTAACTTATAATTTTATGCCACAAGGACCTACAGGGTTTTCAGCATCAACTATCAGGGATATAATGTCTGGTAAGAACGAACCCAATACAAAAAGATTCTTTAAGTATGACATCTATGGGAATGTCACAGATATTTATTACGCACAGTCAGCTGCAGCAGCTACAGAGTCTTGCCTAAGAAGAAGATTAGCTTACGTTACAGTTAGTGGCGTTGCTTTAGTTCAAAAAGAAGCCTGGGAAACTTCTACTTGGAGCGGTTCTACTTGGGACTTATCTTAATTCTTAAAATCAATATTTTATGTCACACCCAATAATTACAATACCGAATAAACCTGGAAGCGGTAGTGGAGGTGGTTCAACTATATCTGCAGCAATAAATTCACTAAACAGTGTTGCTGGAAACGGTTATGTTGCTAAACCTACTGGCTCAGCTGGAGCAGATGCTATATCAGCTTATAGTTCACCTACAGCAATAACAGTTACAGGATTAGATTTTCTTTTTACTAAATTCGATGTAGATTATATTATACAAATTCCTATTATAGGAAATGATATTCCTATTTTAGATAAAGCAGATTTAACAGTTACAGGAACTTTAGGTTCTCAAACAATTACTTTAACAGGTGCTACTTTTGCTACTACTGATACTTTTGTATTAGGATTTTCAGGCAAGAGAGTTGCTTATGATACTTTAAGAGATATTACAAAAGTAATGGATACAAATATCTCATCAGAAATTCAAACTATTACAGGAGATACTATTGTTATTCCTGCTGGGGTAGCTGGCACAGTTGTAGAATGTCAAATAAATAGTTTTCCAGTTAGAAATGCTAACGGTGGTATTATTGCTAGTTTAACTGACACAAGTTTAGTTTTAACTTCAACATCTTTTGATGTAGAGGTTGCTGCAGAAACTCCTGATGCTACTTTAGCAAACGGAGAATACTGGGTAGACTATTTATCAGGAACAATTCGTGGTAAAAAGAAAGATGCTCTATTATCAATGACAGCTACTTTCAAAGTTGCTATGATGAATATTTCAGTTGATGAAATTGAAATAACAGCTGATAATAATATAGAAGAATTAGGTGGAAATCCTATAGACTTAGGTGCTGGAGCAGTAGGAATTGGTACTCCAAGAACTACTCTTGCTTCAGATGACCCAGCAGTAGTTTCTTTAGCTAGCATTGACGGAAAAGATTTTGCTACAAGCGCAAAACAATTAGCTAACGACCACGATGTAAATGTTAGTAATATGATTTCTGAAGTAGAAACAGGGTTAGCTACTGAAACTACACAAGGAGTTATAAGCACTGCAATAGCGAATATATATACAATATTATCAGGTGTTTGGGATTCAGTTACAAATGCTTTTAGAATGACAGAAGTCAATCCTCTAAGTTTACAGTATGTAGGAGAGATAATTATAGATGAAACAAATATTCCAGAAACTACAA